TATGAGTCTTTACAAATTTATTTGAAAGGAGGCCTATCGTTATGCCTAAAAGTAACGAAATTAGTTTTGACAAGTACTTTAACTTGCCTAATCCGGGACTAAGGTCCTACTTTGACAGAGTTCGAGCAGGAAACTCGGATGAATACCGAACTACCTTTGCCAGAGGTAGCTCACTCGAGGAAGTTCTAGCCGATTGGAAGCCCACAATTGATAAAATCGAGAACGTGTGGCCTACACTCCTAGAATTTGAGAATGACCTCGCGAAAAAGGTCGGACCGTTGTCAATCCAGAAACCTCTGGAAGAGAGAATGGATGACATCGATGCTTACTACGATTCCATCTCCAAGGAATCGAAACCAATCAGTCACTCTGCAGAAGCGGCAGTTGTGTCTGAGTGGAGCAAGTGCAGCGGCTTGCATCTCAGGAGCCAGCAGCGGACCGTTGATTTAATGAAGAAATCAACGAATTCTGGATCTCCATACTTCAGCAAACGCAGAGCAGTCGTGGAAAAGACGTTGCCAGTAGACACTTGGTTCAACTCTCCTTTGGATCCAGTGCAATCAATCGATCACAACGAATGGTACGCGGCAGCTGTATTGGGTTGGAGAGGCCAGGAAGGAGGCCCCACTGATGATGATGTTAAACAACGTGTGGTTTGGATGTTTCCATTCGGTGTTAACATCAGAGAACTGCAATTTTACCAGCCAGCTATCGAATGCGCTCAAAAGTTCGAACTGGTACCAGCTTGGGTTGGGCTGGAGTCAGTGGATAAGAGAATCACTCGGCTCTTTGACACAAAAGGGGCAGATGACCTGGTAATTTGCACGGATTTTAGTAAGTTCGACCAACACTTCAATTCTGACATGCAAAATTGCGCCAAGAACATTATTACTAGTATTCTGGATAATAGTTCAGATAGCCGTGGTTGGTTGGACAATGTATTTCCCATCAAGTATGCCATTCCTCTAGCATACGACTTTGGTAAAATCCGCAAAGGTTTGCATGGGATGGGCTCAGGCTCAGGCGGGACGAATTTCGATGAGACCCTCACTCATCGTGCGTTACAATTCGAGTGTGCACAGTCTCGCCATCAGATGCTCAACCTAAATTCACAGTGCTTGGGAGATGATGGTATTCTCAGCTTTCCTGGTATAACTGTGGAAGATGTAATGCAATCATATACTGCACATGGGCAAGATATGAATGAGGATAAGCAGTATGTGAGCACACAGGACTGCACATATTTACGGAGATGGCATCACCGTGACTATCGTATAGACGGCGTATGTGTAGGTGTTTACTCAACCTATCGGGCGCTCGGTAGGCTGTGTGAACAGGAACGCTTCTATGATCCAGAAGTTTGGGGACCTAAGATGGTAGCTCTGCGGCAGCTTTCTATTATAGAAAACTGTAAGTACCATCCCCTCCGTGAGGAGTTTGTTGACTTCTGTATGAAAAGGGATAAGTACAGACTCGGACTGGATATCCCAGGATTCATGGACAACTTGGAAAAGTTTGCTCGTGAATCTATCGACTTAATACCAGACTTCCTAGGCTATAGCAAAGCACTTTCTATGCCCAAGAAAGATGCGGGAATAGGCTCTTGGTGGGTAGTAAACTACTTGAAGTCAAGACGCTAACAGTCGAGATGGTGCAGCAAACCATTG